AAACAATGGAAAATAGTGGTAAAGAAGAACAAAGAGAAGCATTAGTTGATATGATACAAGATGCTGAAGAAGCAGGGTTATATGAGGATAAAACAGAAAAACCTTTAGAGGTATATGGTGAAAAAAAAAAGCGTCGTTACCCAATGAGACCTCAAACGTAATTAATTACTGGTAATGTATAAAAAATGTTATGCTGAATATATTGGTAAAAACCAATATAAGATACATTTATGGACTGAAAATGATTATGAAATAATTCCTTGGCGTAACCCCGCTTATATAGAATGTCCTGAACATGAAGCCAGTTATCAGGGACTAAATGGGGAATGGCTCAAAAAAACTTATGACTGGGATAAAAATACTCCTGATGTTCATTTTCATGATATGCCCCCATATCAAAAATTTCTTATTGAAAAATATGGAGTTAATGACGAAGTATCTAAAGGACATCGTGAAGTATTCTTTGATATTGAGATTGAAATGGGAGGAGCACTTACAGAAGAATATATTCAAGCTGCTCCTAAACCTGTAACATCCATTGCTTGGTGGGATAAAACACCTGATAAATGGGTTATTCTTATTTTAGATAAAAAAGGTCAAATTAGACATACTAAAGGACATAAAGAAATTGTTCCTTGTAGAACTGAAGGAGAATTATTAGCTACTTTTCTTGAAAGATATAAAGAAATTAATCCGGATATCTTAGTAGGATGGAATAGTGATTATTTTGATATTCCATATCTTTATTTTAGGATTAGTAATGTATTAGGTGAAGAATTTGCTAATGCTTTATCTCCAATTGATATTGTTAGAGATGAAAGTCAATGGAACAGAGATGGATGGTTAAATATAGCTGGTGTTGAATCTCTTGACTATATGAAACTTCATAAAAAGTTTAGTTTTAGAGATGAACCATCTATGAGATTAGACGCTATTGGAGAAAAATATGTTGGGTTAGGTAAAGTTGAATATGACGGTAATTTAGATAGATTGTTTGAAACAGATATTCAAAAGTTTATCCAATACAACTTTCGAGATGTTGAAATTCTAAAAGCATTAGATGAAAAATTTGAATATGTTGGATTAGTTAAAAACTTGTCTCATAAAGGTAAACATAACTATGGTGAAGTATATGCCAACACTAAAACTCAAGATGGTGCTATTTCAGCATATCTATTAGATCAAAACATCATACCACCAGCTAAAGATAGAAATCCCATCACTAAAAAGAATTATGCTGGAGGTTATTTATTTTGTCCTGCTGCAGGTTTATACAAGTATATGTTTGATGAGGATTTAACATCACTATATCCTTCCATTATTATGTCTCTTAATATTGGTAAAGAAACATTTATAGCTCGTATTATAGATAATGATGATAGAAATAATCGTTTAGGATTAAATGATTTAAAAACTAAAAATCCAAACGAAGAATTACTTATTGAAAATTCCCAACGTAAACAGACATACATTAAAGTGTCTAAACTAATCAATTTAATCGAAGATAACCATCTAGCTATCTCAGCTAATGGAGTTATGTATAGAACTGACAAACAGTCAGTATTATCCACTATTTTGGCTAAATGGTTTGATGAAAGGGTAGAATATAAAGGTTATATGAAAAAAGCTTATAAAGCTGGTGATAAAGAAAAAGGTGCGTTTTGGCATCAAAGACAACATACAATGAAAATTTTGTTAAATAGTTTGTATGGTGCAACTGCTCTTGGTAGTTTTAGATATGGTAGTGTTATCTTAAGTGAGAGTATTACTTTAAGTGGTCAAAGAATTATTCAAGAATCTGCTTTATGTGCTAATCGTCATATGAACAAAGTAATTAAAGGTGAAATAAAGTTATGATACATTTAGAAGAAACACCATGGTGGATATGTGATAAAGATGATTTTAATTTTTGTGCCTATGTTGACACAGACTCCAATTATTTTAATGCTGAACCTTTATTAAAATATCTTTACCCTGACTTTGAAGAAAAAAGTGATGAAGAAAAAGATAATTTACTTGAACAAGTAGCTCTAAAATATCAAGATATTATTACTGAATATTATAATACTTTAGCTAAAGAATGTTTCAATGTACCTACTCATAGATTTGAAATGAAAACAGAATGTGTTATTCGTTCTGCTTATTTTAGAGCTACTCGTAGGTATGCTCAATGGATTACTAAACAAGAAGGTATATCTAAAGAATCACTTGATATTAAAGGACTTGAATTTAAGAAAGCTAATTTTCCTCCTGTGTTTGGAAAGTTTTTTGATAGTGTTCTTAAACAAGTACTGAAAGGGGTTAAACAGAGTGAAATTGATAAACAAATTCTTGAATTCCAAAAAAGAATGATGTCACTTGATACCAACATTACATTATTAGGTAATCCAACCTCAGTTAAAACCTTAAATGACTATGTAGCTCGAAAACCTAAACCAAGTGAAATATTAACTGAGTTAGTTAAAGGCGCTCCTGCTAATGTTAAAGCAGCTGTTCGTTATAATGACTTAATTAGATTCTGGCAATTAGATAAACAACATAGTTATATTGTTCAAGGTGATAAAATTAAATGGGTTTACTTAAAAGATAATCCTTATAAAATAGAAACACTTGCATTCTTAGATTTTGATCTCCCAGATAAGATATGTAAATTTATGGATGATTATGCTGACCGTAAAAAATCATTTGAAACCATTTTACAAACAAAATTAGAAGGATTCTATAATGATTTAGGTTGGAATTTAAATTTGAATCCATATAAAAATAAATTTTTTAATTTCTAATGATAGAAAAAAATCATCTCCAATCAATTATCTCAAGATATTATCTTGGGGGTTTAATTGAATCTGTTAAGTGGGAAATACAAAATAATACATTAAATATAGCTTTTATGTCTCCAAATAAAGATATGATTGGAGAACTTGAGTGTAATGAATTTCCTATTGAAGATTGTGAATTAGCTATATTTAACACTACCCAATTAAACAAACTATTAGGTGTTACCTCAGGTCAATTACTAATATCTCCAATTAAAACTAATAAAGTATACACTAAATTAACTCTTCAAGATGTTAGTTTTACAGTTGAATATTCATTAGCAGATCCATTAATGATTCAATCACCTGGTACTATAAACGAACCAGACAAATATGATATATCAGCTACTATGGAACCTAATGATGTTTTAGCCTTTACTAAAGCAGCCTCAGCTATACCTAATAATGAATTAGTTACTCTTAAAGCAACTGAAAGTATTCATGGTAATCCTATTTTAGAGTTTATTTTTGGAGAAAAAATGGAATTTTCAAATAGAATTACATTTACTGTTGAAGCTCAACATTCTATTGTTGAAGGACATAAAATTCCATTCAATTCTAATATGTTAAGAGAAATATTCCATAATAATAAAGGTGCATCTTCTACATCAATTAAATTTACTCAAGAAGGATTACTTAAATTAGAGTTTGAATTTAAAGAAGAAAATACAAAAACTACATATTTTGTTGTAAGAAAAGCAGATTATTAATATTTATTAATATGACAGAAATGAAGCCAAAAGATCAAATAAATGAATATGGTGAATACCGTTCTAAAGAAAAAGAATTTAAACAAGAACTTGATCGCATGTTTGGAGATTTTAGACCAAACATTAGTTTAGGAGTATATTCTGGTGACAGACCAGATAGTGATCCTTTAAAAGGCAAAGGATTTGGTCAGATTTCATTCACCTATAGAAATGAACTTCCAGATGAAGACTGGAATGAGGCTTTAAAATGGGTAAAGGACAAAGGTTTTGAAGTCACACAAAACACTAATTACTATGACGAAGAACCAGGTGAAAGAAGTTGGTATCCTGTCATTAAATTTGAATTTGATGTGACTGACTTTCCAACTGATGTTGATAGCAATGTGATGAATGAATGGGCTAAGCGTCAATGGCAACGTAGAGCTGGAATTATTAAATAAGTTTATTTAAACTTAAATAAATTAAAAAATTTGGCTTTTTAAAGTCTTTTTATTATATTTAATTAATGAAAGTTATAAATGATCCACTATTTGGAGACCATTTTATCCAAGTAGATGACTACAATTACTCTGTCTATAAGACAAAAATTTCTGAAAAGAAACAGCAAGAATACACTAGTGTAGTAGGACATTATCCTACTATGGCTCAAGCTTTAGCTGCTATGGCTAATGATATGGTCAAAGAAAAAGATAGAGAAGAGCTAAGAAGTTATGTTAAAGAATTAAATGAAATTTATGTTAAATTTGAAAATCTAAAAATTAAATGAATTCAAAATTGCAAGCGTTATTTAACGCAGTTATTGTTAAACCCATTGAAGATGAAGAATCTGTTTATGGTAGTATTATTGTACCCGATATGGGTAAAGAAAATTCTCTTAAAGGAGAAGTGTATGTTGTAGGACCTGGTTATTATAACAGTGATGGTACTTTTATCTATACCACAGTACAACCTGGTGATATTGTTTATCTTCCTCAAATGGGTCCTTCTAAAATCCAATATAAAGGAGTTGAATATCTGGTTTGCAGAGAAAATGAAATCCTAGCTGTTGAAACAGATAGATTTTTAAATCATGATAATGATGAAGAATTACCTTTCTAAAAATTAAAAGATTATGGCAAAAGTTATAAATTATGGAGACGAAGCTAGAAAAAATCTAGCAGCAGGAATTGAACAACTAGCAAATGCTGTTGTAACTACTTTAGGACCCAATGGTCGAAATGTTGTTATTCAAAGTGAACATGGTGTTCCTCAAAGTACCAAGGACGGAGTAACTGTAGCTAAAGCAATTGAACTTGAAGACCCAGTACAAAATATGGGTGCTCAAATGCTTAAGCAAGCAGCTATCAAAACCGCTGAACAAGCTGGTGATGGTACAACTACATCAACTCTTTTAGCAAGAGAAATTGTAAATGCTGCTTCTCGTTATAGTGACAAAGGACATAACATTGTAGACATTAAACGAGGACTTGATAAGTGTACTAAGGCTCATGTTGAAACACTTCGTAAAATGTCTCAAGACATTTCAAGTGAAGATCAACTCCGTCAAGTAGCTACCATCTCAGCTAACAATGATGAAGAAGTAGGTGAATTGATTGCTACTGCTATTAATAAAGTAGGACGTGATGGTATTGTGACTATTGAAGAATCTCGTACTGGTGAAACCTATCTTGAAACAGTAGAAGGTCTTCAATTTGATCGTGGTTATAAGTCACCTTATTTTGTGACTAATAATGATGATATGAGTAGTACTCTTAGAAACCCATCTATCCTATTCTATAATGGTAGACTTACCCAGATTAAAGAATTGCTTCCATTATTGGAAAATATGTCCTCTCAAAGTAAACCACTTTTGATTGTAACAGAAGATATTGATGGTGAAGCACTCGCTACTCTTATTGTTAATAAAATGAGAGGTATTTTGAATGTGTGTGCAGTTAAAGCTCCTGATTTTGGTGATCGTCGTACTTTGCTTATGAATGATATGGCTACTTTAACTGGTGGTCAAGTTGTTGATAAAGACAAAGGTATGAAATTGGATAAGTTTGATTTGAATTGGTTGGGTGAATGTCGCACAGTTACTATTACTAAAGAATCAACTACTATTGTAGATGGAGCAGGTAACAGTGATACAATTAAAGAATTATGTTCTTCACTCCAAAATCAAATTGAAAATTCTACTTCACCATTTGAAACTGAAAAACTTCAAGAACGTTTAGCTAAATTGGTTGGTGGTGTAGCTGTAATTCATGTAGGTGGAAATACTGAAACCGAAATGAAAGAAAAGAAAGATCGGGTAGATGACGCTCTTCAAGCTACTAAAGCCGCTATTGAAGAAGGTATTGTACCTGGAGGTGGATTAGCATTACTTCACTCAGCTTATGATACAACTTGTGAACTTAAAAATTATGATGAAGAATTAGGTTGTAGAATTATGCAATCAGTTCTCCAGAAACCATTTGAACAGATTCTTGTCAACGCTGGGTTGAAAGATGATGTTCATTCTATTAAACATTCTATCTTAGATCAAGAAGATAGAAATATAGGTTATAATATTAAGACAAGTGAGTACATTGATTTCTTTGAAGCTGGTATTATTGATCCAACTAAAGTTACAAGATGTGCTCTTGAAAACGCAGTTTCAATAGCTGGTACTATTCTATTGACTGAATGTACTTTGGTTGAAAAACCAAAAGAAAAGACTGAAGAGTCATTTGGAGGAATGCCTGGAATGTACTAAATTTAAGTTATGTCTGGATTTGAAACTGTCGAACAAAAACAACTTATTGCCCAACGAGTCCCCCCTGGGGACCGTTGGCAATTAGTTGATGAACCTGGAGTTGTACATTCTACACTAACAGAAACTTTAGAAAAATATTTTCAAAAAACTAAATTTAATAAAGCATTTTATCTTGATCCTTTAGGAGGTGCTTTATATTCTGTAAATAGAGTAGAAATAGAAATTAAACCTGAACCAATTAAAACATTTGACTTTTACGGAGATGGCTATCAATAACACACTTTGGGTTGAAAAATATCGTCCTGATGTTTTGGAAAATTATGTTGGAAATGAAAATCTAAAGGAAACCATTTCTAAGTATATTGAACAAAATGATATACAAAATTTAATTTTCTATGGGCCAGCTGGCACTGGAAAGACTACATTAGCTAAACTCTTAGTTAAAAACATTGAATGTGATTTTCTCTACATTAACGCCTCCGATGAAAGAGGTATTGAAACTATCAGAGATAAAGTATCAGGATTTGCTAGTACAATGTCTTTTAAACCACTTAAAGTAGTTATTTTGGATGAAGCTGATTTCTTGACTATTCAAGCTCAAGCTTCACTTCGAAATGTTATTGAAACATTTTCTAAAAGTACTAGGTTTATTCTTACCTGTAACTATATTGAACGTATTATTGATCCACTTCAATCTCGTTGTCAAACACTTAAGATTGTACCTCCTAGTAAGGCTGATGTAGCTCGTCATATTTGTAAGATATTAGCCACTGAAGAAGTAAATTATGACACTGATAGTGTAGTTAACATTGTTAAAAAACAATATCCTGATGTTCGAAAGATGTTAAACATCTGTCAAATGTCATCTAAAAAAGGTGAGTTAGTTGTTGATTCTCAAACTTTAGTATCAAGTAATTACATTGATCAAATTATTGAATTGTTACCTAACAACAAATCATTTAAACAAATTCGACAAGTTATAGCGGATTCTAATGTAGAAGATTTTGAGGCATTATATAAAGCATTATATGAAAGAGTAGATGAATACACTACTCAAGATGCTGAAGCTATAATCATTATTGAAGAATATTTGTATCATTCTAATTTTAGAATTGATAAAGAAATTAATGTTATGGCTTGTATTGCTAAGTTGCTAACCTTAACAGGTAAAAAAGTTTTATGAAAGAGATAATAGAGTTTGGAGATCGAAAGTTTCTTTTATATCGTACGATAAGAGAGTTTGAAAAATTAGATCCTAACCTCCTAAAAGATTATTGGTATTGTGATACTGTATTAAAAAAAGAAAACATTTATTATTTTTGTAACGAAATTAAAGAAATAGAATATGAAGAAATCTGAAAATCTTAATGCTCAACAACCACAGATTGAGCTTAAAAACACTGTAGCTATCCAAACTGAATCTGGTAGTGATATTTGGAAACAAGGTGTTGTTCTAAGACGAGTATCTCGTTTTATCACTAATAGCTCTGAAGATGCTATTCTCCCTATCCCTGTATTTTATGATGGGACAACTGGTAAGATTTTGAAAGAATCTCTTCCAATTGATTTGAGAGAAGAATATGACACTATTTGATTGGTTAAAAGAACTAACTGGTAAAAAACGTGATTGGGATTCCTTCTCTGATAAAGAGAGGGAATCCTTTAATCCGTATATGGTAAATCGTTTTATTTCAATGCATGAACCATTTATTGAGTTAGTTAACTATGTTCAAACTATTCCCTATACTGATAAAGAAAAATATTATAGAGTATATTGTGGGTTATTACCTAAACAAAATGTTTGGCTCAAATATATTAAATCAACTATGAAACAACCAACATCTGATCTTGTAGAAGCTATTGCTAAAATTTATGATTGTTCTAAAAGAGAAGCTTCTGATATTGTAGTTACCATTGATAATGATGATTTAGAGAGTGTGCTTTATAGAGCAGGTTATCAAGATAAAGAAATAGTTAAAATGTTTAAATAATGGATAGTATAGTAAAATCAATCATAAATCAATTTACCACTCGAGCTGAAGTAGGTGAAACCAAATATGGAGTTAACATGGATAGGGATGATTTATCATTCCCTGAATGGATTACTCATATGAAACAAGAACTAATGGATGCTATCATCTACTTAGAAAAAATAGAAAAATTATATGGCGAAAAAAGCCAAACCAAGGATACTGACTGAAATTAAAAATAAACAATTACAGAGGTAAA